TGACCATATTGATTATCAGCTTCCCTGCATATTCTCCTTCAACTTTACTGCCGATTACGGCATTTTTCAGCCAGTATTCCGGTGAGCTGATAACGCCTTTTTCCTTCAGTATCTCCACAGCCTCTTCCAGGGTTACGGCTGTAACCCACCATTCCGGCCTCTTTCCCGAGCGCAGTTCTGCGGCAGTCAGTCCATCCGTAAGCTCAAAATGCGGCTTGTCACTGATTGACTTCCAGTCGCCGCCCCAGGTAAGCCCCAGCTTCTTGCCCTCAGCCCCGATAATTTTCCACTTTGCGGCATCATCCCAAAGTATGGTTTTGCCGTCGGATGTAACCGGAGCCACATCATAAGCCAATCCGAAGCCATGAGGTCCGATCTGCTTCATGTTCGTAACGATATTTCCCGGTGTGCTCCTGCCTTGATTGTAAAGATGCGTCTGGTATTCCTGGTCTCTGAGTGTCGAGGTGATTATGATCATAACTCCTTGTTTTGAGCATGCTTCCATATGCTTTCTGCAAATCCTCTGCAGTCTGGGGTGCAAATCATTAATTTTCCTGCTGTTTATCATCATTCCCACCACCTTTCATTTTTGCATGTGTGCTGTCTATCATGAAGCAGTATTTTCTTCGTCATATCCCGGAAGATCATTACCTTCCGTCAACTGCATTTTCATGTACCGGACAGCTTCCTCGATAAGATTGTCCAATTCCTTCTTTGTTATCAGGAAACGGACCAGAGTCGGCAGTACGGCATAAGCCCGCTCCACTACCATAGCATACTTCAGATCACCGGTGCCTGAGCCCAGAGCCTTCTCTGCCTGGATGACCAGACTGAGAATGACCTTTTTGACGGTGTCACGTTTACCTATGCGGTACAGGTAAATGAGTGAAAAAACCAAGGCTGTTATTATAAGTATATTTAGCCAATTGAGTTTTAAGAAATTAAACATGCCATTTTCTCCTTATTTTTTTAAAAAATAAGTGACCACCGCTGTCACCAGCACGGCCACTTGTATTTGAATATGTCCTCAAGCTTCTGCTTTTTAGTTAACTCTTCAAAATTTGCTGTACTATAAGCCTTAAATCAAAAATATTTACGCTTTTATTCAGATCCACATCGACTTTATTATTTGACCAGTTTTCCGGGGGTTTATTAAGGTTAAACGCAGTAATGGCAATATCTCCTATGGAATAACGCCCATCCCCGTTAACATCTGCGTCTATCTCAGAAATCACCCTAATTATTTTTCCTTTGCAAATACAAGTCATTTCATTTCCCAAGTGGTTTGCAACGAGCCCGCTTTCTACTTTTATTTCTCCTGTTCCATAAGATACTTCAATCTGTTGTGACGCATAAGTGTCCTACTGTGCCGCTATTGCCGCCAAGATATCTGTCTTTTCTGCCTCCGTTAGTTTTGTATACTCGGCAATGATGTCTTCTGCCGTCCGCTGCTCCCGTTCCATTCTGGTCTTTATTGCATTGACGAATATCCTTTCCCAATATTCATTCATATTTTACACCCCCATACCATATAATTCTGCGAGTGCTATCTGTATGTCCTGAATTTGCTGCTCTATTGAAGGTTGTACTGGTATATGCTCCCTCTGCTTTACAATATAGTTGGCAACTACCTCTGTTTCGCCTATAGTATAGCCAGCATGCTCCAGATACTCCGTTTCCGCATCATGTTCAGGTGGATTATCGACCAATGGTCTCCAACCTTCAGCAAGTAGTATTTCTCCCTCTAACAGGTGATAGCCTGATACTGTACTGCCAGCTAATCCACCGGTTGTAAGAGTGCCTGTCGTTGGCAGTCCTACTTGTATCACTTGTCCGTTTTCTATTTTTACATACTGCATATTTACCCTCCTTAATATGGACTTGTTGGTGGTGAGAAATTTGCTGTCCAACGAGCTATGCCTTTGCTGAAACGAAATTCGTCTATGTAATTATTAGATAGATTCTGGGATGACTCCCCAAACTTACCTATAGCAAACTTAGCAGTTGAAGCATTAGCAATTATGCCTGTAACATCCCTGGATCCTCTTTGCACACCATTAATATAAAGATACATAGAATTGCCTTTTCTAACCACCGCTATGTGATACCACTGACTTGCGGTCAAGGTTGTAGACGACTGCATATAAGTATCACCACCTAGTGTATTATATAATCTGACAGTGACATACCCCGCCCAAATCTGGACTAGTAACGCTGCTGAGTAGGGGTCAAGGCTACTTGCCACTTGTCCGCAAAGTGAGTATGTATAATCTGCGTATAAAAGATTTACCCAAAAGTCAACTGTAAAATCCCCACTACCTACATTAAAATCTGCGGATGCAGGTGTATCAATCCATGTACTATCAAATTTTATACTTTTTCCAAATTTGTATACTCCTGCATCTAAAAATGCCGAGTGATTTGACCATACCCTACCTGTCTCATCCGCTATCACACTGTTATCAAAATGTAACAGTGCTTTTGTAAATTCATCAACCCCTTGTTTTACACTCATTCTCATCCTATCCGCTAGCATAACATCATCCCCTTACGTTGTAAACTTAGTGCCAAAAGCACCTACACGATATTTTGTGCCGCCATCTATTGTATATCCTGTTATAATTGCCGTCTTACTTGCTGTAAATGTTGGAATTTCATCTCCATCCCATTTAAAAGACACTGGAAATGTTATTGCATATAGTGTAGCAGGCATGTTTATTTGCAATGTAAATGACCCAGCTCTACCAGTTGTAGGAGGATTAGTAATAGCGATTATAACCGCCCCTGTCGGTGTTAGATTAAAGGTATTTCCTGTTTCCAAGTTTAACGTTACTGTCCCTGTAGTTGCCGGTACAGTCCCCAATACTTCTGCATAGTCTTTTATGTATGGTCTGGTTAAAGGCTGGTCTGCGCAATTTATTTCGCCTGTCATGATACCGCCAGATTTGGGTAACGCATTTGTTGCCAATGTTCCTTGTGCTGCTGTAGCATAAGCTGTACTTGCTGTATACGCTGCAGAGCCCAACCCCAATATTGTCTTTACTTCTGCAAGAGTTTTCTTCACAAATGCGCCGGCGCCTGAAGATACCAAAAAGTCATTCACTGCAGTAGCTAAGCTGTGATTTATTTTCTTATCCAATTCAACTTTTACTCCAGATGGAGTTACAGCTTTTGTCGTATTGGTTCCTGTAGTTACTTCTGCATTGATTGCTAACTGCACATGCCCCTTTGCCGCTGTTGTCGCATCTTCTGCCGAATGCACCGTAACTGTCTGATTCAATGCATTAATAGCATCGGCATTGCCCTTTACAGTCTGTGTCGTTCTCCCTGCTCCTGCCAGGTTATCCACCTTGGCTTGCGCACCTGCCGGCGTTTCTTTTGCAGCCACCCCGGCATCGATTTTGTCCCAGTTGTCATTGAGCATCGTCTCAATGTTAAAATAGTCATTACCATCATCATCTGGGTCCTTCTTCAGTAAATTCAAGTTTGTCGTATAATCAGCCATTATTACACCTCCTATATTACCGGCTTAAACGGTGAAAAATCCGTTAAGCACTTATCTTGTATTTCATTGATCGTAAGCTGCTGTATCTGATATAACATAAGATAGAGGTATTCAAACTCAAAGGGCAGGTGTGCAGGACGAAGCTCTTCAATGGTATTCGTCAGATCTCCCATATTTGGTGGCGCTCCCAGTACATTTGCAAATCTGATGCGTATAACGCCATCAGGGAAAGTTACCTCAACATCCCCGTTTGTATATGCATCCGCTGCAGCCTTTATTAATGCAGCATCTGTTTTGCCGGTACCTCTCATCTTGCTTTTGATAACTGCCCGTCTGTCGGACAACGGCTTACTGACATCGGTTTGCAGCCCCAGCTCCTTTTCATATACCGCCAAGCCCCAGGTTGCCTTGTCAATATCCAGCTGAGCCTGAATATCTCCAACATCTGCAAGGATATTGTCAAACTCAGTGCCCTCTGCTCCCATTATTTCCTCAAACACTTTGGATTTTCTCCAATGGGGCGGCAGGTAGCTTAACATCTCTTCCTTACGCAATGGTCACCACCCCCAGCACCGGCACCTCGTTGTTTACAAGGGGTATATTTGCCGTACCGCCGTTGATCGTCAAATCCGAATAATCACGGATTCCGGTAGCATCCAGAAGTCTGTATCCAATCTGTGCATAGCTTATTTCTGTGATATCCTCCCGGAAGGTAATAGACCTGAAATACTCTCCGAGCTTTGCTTCAACATTAGCCTTCCTCTGTTCTTCCGTATATGCGGGATCTATATCCAAGGCCGTAAAAGCTACATTTATCGTCTTGCCGTCTGCACTTACCACCGTGCAATAAGCGCCTACAGGCGCTGCTCCTTTACCTTCTCCTGCAGCCTCAGGGTCAATGTAGTTTTGTACGCTTGAAACCACTTCTGCATTGGCAGGCTCTTTGTTGGCATCAATCAGCACAACCTTTACCGTGTTGTTACCGTTCCAGAGGGGTACTACTCTGGCATCCCCCACCCCAGTCACTTCCTTTGCCCACATTTTGTACTGGGACTTGTTTCCGCTGGTCGGAGGTGTCTTTATCCTCTCATAGTACCTCTGCAGCAGGTCCTCATCGGATTCCGCATCATAACCTCCCTCCGTTGGCTCCTGATTGGTAACGGAATCTATTCCCGGGATGGAAACAGGCATATACTTTATGGTATTTGCCGGTACATTTCCCTCTGCTCCTGCAACTGCAGCCTGAATACGGACCGTACCGCTTCCGTTTATTAATACATTTTCCATCGCTTTGAACTGAATTCCTGACCCGGTCTGGAACAGGTCTCCTTCGTTTATGCTTCCGGTTCCCGTCGCTTCAAGCTGTTTGGCTGCATAGGTTGCAGGCTTCCGGGTCATTCCTGTCCTTTGATATATTCTTTGTGCCAATTCGTCTCCGCTCAGGACTTCAATATCCATTTTTTCAATGGTACTGTCCAGGGCTATATACACCTGCTCCAGCTCCAGTACGGAAGGCTCGATACAGTCATATATCACGCCGCCTTCCCTTTTATCGTAGTCGCTGCTGACCCGGTCAAGCACTCTTTTCCTTATTTCTTCAGCAGTTTGATTTTCATACAAGCGTATCACCTCCAAAGGATAAACCGTCTGTTAAATTAACGGTAAATGTGACCTTCAAGCTGCTTTGCAGCCTTTCAAAACCGAAATCCGTCACAGACTTGATATTATCGTGAATCTCCAAGGCTTCCCTGATAGCGCGCTCTGCTTCGCTGGTAAAAAGCTTATAGGGCAGTTGCCTCTCTACGAGACTTTCAAGCTCAATGCCGTGGTTCTGATAAATCAGGTACTTATACTTTTCTGTCTGAAGCGTTGAATGCACCCATTGTTTTATTGCCGCTGCCCCTTCTATTTTTATAAACTTACCGTCACGCAGAACAAATTCTCCGGTATCGAAGTCGAAAAGAAACGACTTCCCGACTGTTTGGGTCTCATTGGTTTCCGATGAATTGTAAGTTAATTCAGGCAACA